GTATTACATCACCAACTACACTCACTGTTACACAAACACCTAAAAAATCTTTAAAAGAACAAAGACAATCTTATTTAGATATTATAGGTGAAACAGGATTAAATATGAATAGTACACATGCTCCTGGATTTGGTAATAAACCATTTAATCCTCAAGGAGCAGGAGATACTACATCAGCAAATGGAGCTTTACCTAGCGGAGAAGTTAATATGAATCAAATAATGGGATTAATGACTAAATAATGGCATTTGGGGCACAACAAATATTTCCAATTGACTTAAATAAAAGTGCTGCTGTAGGGGTAGATTTACCTCTTAATGCTAATAGTGTTTTTAGACCTAATTATACAACAGCTAAAGCAACTAAAAATAATTTAATTAACTTTTTTCTAACTAATCCTGGAGAACGTCCTTTAAATCCTTCATTTGGTGGGGGGTTAAGAGCATTTATTTTTGAACAAATAGCAAGTGAAAATTTAAATTTTTTACAACAAGATATAGAATCAAAACTAAAAATATTTTTTTCAAATATTAACATACTTAATTTAGAAATATTAAAACAAGAAGATAATAACACTATAGCAGTATCTTTAACTTATGGTATAAAAAGAACTAATATTACAGATACAATAGAAATAGATTTTACATAATGGCAACAAAATTAAATAGAGATATAAAATATTTAAATAGAGATTTTTCTGATATTAGAGCTAAATTAATAGAATATTCTAAAACATATTTCCCCAATACTTATAATGATTTTTCTCCAACATCACCAGGGATGATGTTTATGGAACAAGCAGCTTATGTAGGTGATGTAATGTCTTTTTATCTAGATAATCAACTACAAGAAACATTCACTACATTAGCTAGACAAACAAATAATTTATATGAGTTAGCTTATATGTTTGGATATAAACCTCAAGCAACTAAAGCGGCTCAAGTAGACCTAGAATTATTTCAACAAATACCTGCTAATCCTGATGGTACTCCTGATTTTAATTATAGTCTTACTATTGGAGAAAATACTCAATTTACTCCTACTACAGATAGTAATGCTAGCTTTCTTATACAAGATAAATGTAATTTTTCGTTTTCAAGTTCATTAGACCCAACAGAAATTAAAATATCCCAATATACAGGAACAACTCCGTCATATTATTTACTTACAAAAAAACGAAAAGCTATATCAGCTGTAATTTCAACCCAAACATTTTCATTTGGAGCTCCTCAACAATTCTCTACAATTAATATTACAGGAAATAATATAATTAAAATATTAGATATTACTGATTCAGATGGTAATGTATGGAATGAAGTAGATTATTTAGGTCAAGAAATGATATTTGATAGTATTAAAAATACTAACCCTAATGACCCTAATAACATAGCAAATGCAGGTGAAGTGCCTTATTTATTACAACTCAAAAAATGTCAAAGACGTTTTGCTACAAGATTCACCTCAGCTACAAATTTACAGATTCAATTTGGAGCAGGTAACCCAAATGATACAGATGAATTAATAACACCTAACCCAAATAATGTAGGTATAGGTTTACCATTTGAACAGGATAAACTTACAACGGCGTATTCACCAACAAATTTTTTATTTACAAATACTTATGGAATTGCACCTTCAGATACTACCTTAACTGTAAGATATTTAACAGGTGGAGGAGTTGAATCAAATGTTTCTGCTAGAACTTTAACAGGTATAAATACTTCAAATACATTTTTTAATGAATATAATTTAGACCCTACAATATCTAATTATATATTTAACACTTTAGCCTCAACCAACCCAGAATCTGCAACAGGAGGAGCTAGTGGAGATACTAATGAAATTTTAAGACAAAATACTTTAATGAAGATAGCTGCCCAAGAAAGAACAGTTACATTAGACGATTATATGATTAGAGCTATGAGTATGCCCTCAGATTTTGGTAATGTAGCTAAAATATATATTGAAAAACCTACATTAGATAATCAGACATCTACAGTTGAAACCTTGTGTATGTATATTTTATCTAAAAATAATCAGGGAACTCTTACTTTACCAAATTCTTCTTTAAAAAAGAATTTAAGAACATACTTATCACAATATAAAATGATAGGTGATAGTATTAAAATAAAAGATGCCTATATTATTAATATAGGTATAGATTTTGAAATAATAGTATTACCTAATTTTATAAATAGTCAAGTAATATTATCGTGTATTGATTCTTTAAAAGCATATTTTAATATAAATGATTGGCAAATTAACCAACCTATTTTAATAAATGATTTATATGTTAGATTAGATAGAATAGAAGGAGTACAAACTGTAAAAAATATTCAAGTTTCTAATAAAAGAGGAATAGCAGAAGGATACTCAGAATATTCATATGATATTGGGGGTGCTACCCAAAACCAAGTAGTATATCCTAGTTTAGACCCAAGTATATTTGAAATTAAATACCCAAACCAAGATATTAAAGGTAGAGTAGTACCTTTATAAAATTAAAACATGGCAATATATAAACTTTTCCCATATAAAGACGCTACATTATATTCATTCTACCCAGACATGAATACTGGAATAGATCCTATTACAACTATATCAAACTTAAATATAGCAGTAGATTCTAATCCTCAAGTAGCTAGATTTTTAACTGAATTTGTACAAGAAGAAATAATAGATGTTATAGATAATAAAATTAGTGGTAAGCAATGGGATGTAGATTTTAGATCTTATATAGCTACTGCTCAAGGTGTAGTTGAAGCCACTGATATATCAGTTCACCCTTTAGCACAATTTTGGTATAATGGTACGGGAACATATTTAGACCAACCAATCACAACGGATGGATGTGCTTGGTATTCACCTTATTTTAAAAATTCAGGAATAGCTTGGTCTTCAAGTGGTACAGATAATACTAATCATTATGTTACTAGTTCTTTTAATCCAAATTTTGTAATGGCTGGAGGTGGAGCTTGGTATCATAGTGGATCAGATGGGACATTATATGCTGTAACTCAATCATTCGATACAAGATCAACAAAAGATTTAAAAGTAAATGCTAAAACTGTAGTAGAGAAATGGTATAGTGGGTCATTTGCTAATAATGGATTCATTACTAAATGGGAAAACAGTGTAGAATTTAATACTAATGCTCAAATCCAACCTGTAATGCAATTTTATAGTGTTGATACTAATACTATATACCCTCCACAATTAGAATTTAAATGGAGAGATTATTCAAGTGTATTAACAGGGTCTGCTACAGCTAGTATAGTAGGTACTACTAATTTAATATCTTCATTAGCTGAAAATCCAGGTAAATTTACACCTGAAAGTATAAATAGATTTAGATTTAATATTGCTCCTAAATATCCTATTAAAATTTATACTACTGAATCTCAATTTACAGGAACAAATTATTTACCAACTGCTTCATATTATGCTATAAAAGATTTGGATACTAATGAATATGTTGTAGATTATGATACTAGTTATACACAATTAAGTTCTGATAGTGAAGGAAATTATTTTGATGTTTATATGAATGGATTGGAACCAGAAAGATATTATAAAATTTGTATCAAAACTAATATTAAGGGTTCAACTTTAGTTTTAGACGATAATTATTATTTTAAAATAGTAAATTCTTATTAATGGGAGACATAAAATTAAATAAACAAGTTTTTAATAAAAGAGATTATATTAAAACTATAGATACTTCTTTTAATGAGTTGCAATCTACTACAATTCAAGAATTAGTAGATTCAAGTCCTACAATTCAAGATTTTTTTAATCTATATGAAGAATTATTTTATGAAATAGATGAACTAGGTGAAACTAATTCTCATGAATATTTAATTAAAACTAGCTCAGAATATATTAATTTTGATGCTAATGATGAATTAATAGAAGCACTACAATTAGAAATAGCTCAATTAAGAGAAGAATTACTTGAAGCCCAACAATCTTCTGCAAATCCCCAAACTCCTGAATAATGGCTAATGTAGAATCTATATCCCTAGATAATTTTGAATCCCAAAATTATTCATCAGAAGATTTAAATTTAATCACAACATTTGATTTTGGTTCATCTATCCAATCTAATAGTTATTTTGAACTTATAGTATTTTCTCCAACTCAAGAACTTCTTTCTGAAGATTTAAATTATAACAGTTATAAAGTTTTAAAAACAGAAGATAATTCAGTTGTACAAATAGAAGTTGATCCTGCCACAGATGTAAATAATATAGGATTTTATAATGGACAATATGTAGCCTATTATAACTTTTTTAATAAACATATTGGAGATCCTAATACAAGACTTTTTATATCCGAAATTTCCTCAGATAGAACTGAAATAAGATTAGATAGTAATATTTTATCTAGTATAGATATTATAGATCAAACTAATACTTTTGTTTCTTTTAGAAACCAACAACCTTATTTTGTAGATTTTTATTTAAATTTTGGAGGAAATAATTTAATTATTTCTAATAATATTAAATTAGAATCAACAGATGAAGCTAACCCTTCTATTTTAGTTAAATTATATGACCCACTTCCTGAAAGTTTTACTTTAAAAAATGAACTTTGGATTGTTACTTCATTTAATGAACCCCAAGCATATTCAGTAGATTATCCTATTGAACTATCTACTTTTGAAAATTTTACCCAATTACAAGGCCCTAATTTTAATATTCCTATAAAAACCCAAGTAAATAATTCTTCCCAAAATTTATCATATAATGATATTATTAGTGGAGCCCCTACAAGTTCTCAAAATCAACTTAATAATTTATTAAAAGAATCTTCAATTAATATTAGTGTAGATTATACAAATTTTAATAATTTTATCAATTTTAGCTCAGCTCAAACTCGTATAGAAAATTTTTACTATAAAGTAAGTTTAATTGAAACTTATACTTCTGAATCTAATGCTCTACTAAACATTACAGGATCATCTACTAGTAAATTAATTATAGATAAAAAATCAGCAAATATAATAACAAATTTTGACCAATTTGAATATTTTATGTATTATAGTAGTGGTTCTATGATGTCATATCCTAAATTAAATTCAACAGAACCTTATATTTTATCATCAACAACGAGTTCTCAAGTTTTAACTTGGTTAGGTAGCACAAATGAAAATAGTGGTAATTTTGGAGGTTTACTTTTATCTGCATCTAATTACGATAATGTTAATAATAATGAACTTAAAAAATCAATTCCTGAATATTTAAGAGAAGATCCTGAAAATCAACCATACGATTTATTTGTTGATATGGTTGCCCAATATTATGATAATGTTTGGTTATATACAAAGGATATTACACAAAAATATAACGCAGATAATAGATTAGATTTTGGGGTTTCAAAAGATTTAGTAGCAGATGCTATTAGAGATTTTGGTTTAAAATTATACCAAAATAATTTTTCAAATAAAGAATTATACACAGCATTCTTAGGATTAACTCCTAATGGTAGTTTATTCCCTTTCCCAGAAATAACAGGATCAATGCCTGTACCTACAGGAATGGAATTTGTAAATACAATGATTTCAGCATCAAATGATGTTATATCAATGGATGATACTAATAAATCTTTATATAAAAGAATATATCATAACATCCCATACTTGCTCAAATCAAAAGGAACTCTTACTGGGTTACGAGCATTAATAACTTCATATGGTATACCTGATACTATACTAAAAATATCTGAATTCGGTGGTAAAGATAAGGTAAATGCTAATGATTATGATTTATATTTTAATAATTTTAATTATGCTTTAGAAGTAGGACCTGATTCTACTAATGGAAATTTTTTAAGTAGTTCATTTGATTTTAATAGTAATTTTAATGCTACTAATGATAGACCAAAAACAATAGAATTCAGATTTAAAACTGAAAAATTCCCCCCAACAAATTTATCCCAATCTTTATTCACTTTAGAATACCCAGGAGGAGGACAATTTTTAGATATAGTACTAGAATACTCTGGATCAGGTTTAACAAGTAGTTCGTTATATGATGGTTCTA